TATCTATAGCATCTCCATCTGTTTCTGTACTTGTTAAAATTACATGAGAATTGGAGAAATCCTCTGTTGCAGACTCTAGTAACATGTCATCTGAAAATTGTAAAGAGCTATCAATAGGCATTTCAAACGGGTTCACAAATGATGAAGTTGTAAGTTCATCTACTATACTAGATTCATGACTATATTCTCCAACAGTCCGTAACTCAATTGCTTCTCCAGCAATTGGACTAACATCATAATAAAAGTGAACCCTTTTGCCTATTTGTAAACCACTTCGGGTTATCATGCCCGAGCGCCGACCTAGCCTACTAACTCGTACTGTGCCTCGAGGTGACTCGTCAAACCTAGTGTCACCAAGGCGTATGACATCCTGTGTGTCTTCTAAAGCTGCTGTCCTGGCAACTTCTTGAACCTCCCGTTCAAACACGTCAATCACATCTGGGTCAAAGGCGGGATTTTCAAATTCATAAGTTACACCTGGGCGTGATAGGACAACCTCCTTTTGTGTCGGGACCTGTTCCACAAACCTATGATAAAGATCTCGCGTCCTATTGATCAGCCGAGAAGATAAGGGTGTGCTCTTTAAAGGGCCTTCATCAATTTCAAACTCCTCTCTTAGGTTTATACTTTGTAGCTCAATTTCTTCTACAGGACCTATGTGTTCCCCATGGAATTGGGCATCTACAAAAACTGTATAATCTGAATCTACATGGGATGCATGAGTATGAATATTTGTTTCTGTGTTGTGTATGCTGGCATCTAATATCACTCTTTTTGGTGGCGGAGGTTGTAATTGTACATCTAGCTGTGCCACATTATCTGCATTATATATTACATTTGGGTGTTCTCCTACACCAGTAACTTCAGATATAGGATCTATAGTAGTTGTCACTGTAACACTATCGGTTGGAAGGCCAGGACCTACACCAGGAGTATCAATAATAGCTGGTTCAGGTAAACCATCAGTTAATGGAACTATAGCTGAATCATAAGGGGTTACAGGTAATATGTCACCAGTGACAACTGTGTCAGTAGGTATACTAGGCCTTAAAGGTGTTGCTGATGTTGTAGGTTTCGTTCCTCCAAATGGTGTGTATCCATATTGTCCACCTGAGCCCCTGCCAGTCCCAATACCCAAGTTACCCAAATAAATAACACTACCAAAGACCTTTAATAATATATCTGCTAAAGTAGTTCCCTCAATTTTATTTTTTACATCAGGTATGCAATCCCCTCCCATTGCACAGCTTTTATATAAATCTGTAGGAGAAGCACGTTTTCTCCTTGAGCGATTCATGTTTATAAAGCATCCAAGGACCCAAAGGCTAACGTTGTATTTTTAGGGAAGTTAGCTGTATTAGCAAACTTATCACGGGTTTCCTTAGTGGAAAAAGCAACTAATACCCTACCCTCGCTCCCATTTGCATCATCTGTAACCCATCGCCATACAGTACTCATATATTGAAAAGGGGGATCACATTTAGAATTGCATCTGTACCTCCAGCACTTTAATCTGTTAGGTGGACCTTTTACTAAAATCAGGAACGGATCCCTAGCTTCTTTTTGAAGTCTCTCAAGTCGCGAGAGACCTGATCGCTCAACTGATCTATGGCTTTCTCCAACTTGTGCAGCAGTTGGGCTATTGGAGCTTGTGGATCTATCTCCTCCTCGTCGTTTTCTCTTGGCGGGGCTTTGTTTTCCTTCTCCTCGTCGTCGTCGTCCTGCTGACCGTACGGCAGGCCCAGAACTTTGCGTCGGTGCTTGTTCCTCTCCTCGTCCGTTAGATGCCTGGGCCTCGGTGTGTCTGGAGGTCGAAGGTTGCTCGTCGCTGATGTTGGGGGACGGCTCGGCGAGCCCACCCGCAGATTTCCGAGCTGCACTGTTAGACGGAAGGGAATATTGTTCATTTTTTACATTCACAGTCCATTCCCCAGTATTTCCATACCGGGATGCATCTTTTTCAAATAACAGAAAATAATTTCTGTCCCCATTTAGTTCCTCATAAAATAAGCCATTATAATCAGTTTGTCCAGGCACTTTATGCCACTTGTCCTGCTCATCCTGATAATAAATCCAACTCCAATTTGTATATGGAAACACATTTGATGGATTGTTATCAAACCACACTTCTACATCAAACCCTCCTTTCTTAAAACAGTTTCTTGGAGGGGATTCAAATAGATCCGCACTTGTGTCTTGTAAGGACCACCTTTCATTTGCAAACTCTGACTTTTGTAAGGATCTTAATAACAGACCCATTTTAATTGCTTGTTTTGCATGATATTCAGATACTTTAAGTGGTGGAAGATGATGCAATCCTAGTTGTATGTATCCCTCTTTTCTACAATAGTATTCATAAACACATTGTTTTCTAAGTAAATCATAATGCTTAATTTGAGAGGTCAAATCAGTAGGAGCATCTTCATAAAGGTCGATCAATGCTTTCTGCAGTGCATCTAAACGTTCTGTCAGTTCTGTCTGATTCATGTTGGATGCTTTCTTCTTCCAAATCCAAATCTAATTGTCTGGATAGTCTTTTGAAAAAACACTTCCACACCTGATCAGTAAAATTATAAATAGGGTTACCATCTGTGTCAAACGGCATTTTTTGGGAAAATTCAAAGCACATTAATCTGCTACGCAAATATTGCAATGAATCTTCTTTAGCCACATCTACGTTACTAGTGATAAATAAAGGTGGCAGTTTTAATTGAACAGGATTTCTATGTTTGGAGTCAATACACATAACATTGCCATCTAGAGCTCCTCTCATGTTTTGATCAATATACTGCCAGCAATTAAACGTGGCATCATCCAATAATGCCACTTTACAATCAATTAAAGGCTGTAACCAAAAATTACTATTTTTATTGACAAATGATATAACTTTCCCTTGTAAAAATTTCATTAAACTGAAACAGAAAAATGACTTTCCCGTGTCTGGTGGTCCAAATATCAGTATACAATTTTTCTTAGGTATTCTTTTAAACAATGTTCTCAAAGCCGTTAAAAATTGTATAATATTGACTTTTTGAAGTTTTAGAAAATTTGCTATAACTTTCCAATCAGTCTCTCCTGTACACTCATCACAGCATTTCCATATCCATTGTGCCATACTCATATTTCGCATTTCTTGCCTAAAATAATGCTTGACCATTATACTACAATCCCTTACATATCTAACTTGACAATTACTTTTTAAAAATGCTGCAGCATTACAATCCTCTGATGCTATGGAAGCATAGTTAAAAGCTATTTCAGATTCTTCTGTTATATTATTGTCATATGCCCACTGAACCATTTTTGCTAACTCGAACGCTTCTGGTTGAGATGCTGCCTGATGATCAAACAATGTTTGTTTTGTTACCCATTCTGGCAAGTTATTAAAAACATAAGATGTTTGTGTAATACTCTTTTTATAAAAAAACAATGCAGCAGGCACGCTTCTTATTCTAGGTGGATCAGATAACAACTGACATTCTTTAACATTTAGTAATTGACAAAAAAGCTTTTCAACAGTAACTCTATTTTTACTATGTTTAAACTGTAATAAGTATAAACCTGCGAAATCAACAATTATAACCTGTAAACTTTCACAATGTACTTGCAATAATAATTTAGAACTTTCTAATACTTCTGCTGCGGCTGCAAACACAAACACAACCCAGTTTTCACAACACGTTTTATCGCTTTTGAATTGTCTAGTTAATTCTGTGTATAATACATTAAATTGCGTTTGAAATTTGGTTAACAAATATGACCGTTTGCATTTTGTTTTTAACAATTCGTGGTACGCGGCTGTATAATCGCCTGCGCCATTTTCTACCTGCACAGAAAGAGTTTCAGCTTCATCTTCTCCTATTCCACTGTCCTGAAACAAGCGTCTTTTGCTTTGTCTTTCTTTACAAGGTGAAATATAAATTGATTCCAATCTCGGACTAAGTTCTGCAACGGATGATGCCTGTGGACTTTTCATATACTTTCGTTTTAGCTGTGCAACAGCTCTGTCACACTCTTTAGAAATCTGAGTGTTGTACAGTGCCAGGGAATTTCCCTGGTCCAGATTCGCATCGTCTATTAGGTTTGAGACTGTGCTCCCATCATCATCACTTCCATCAAATAAGTCATCTAATGTATTTTCATCCACACATTCTGCTTCATCTACAAACCACGCACTTCTATCTACACAGTCAATACCTTTAGAAGGGTCTGCCATTTCGCACGATGGCTCTTGAACACCCCGGGCACAAAAAGGACAACTCGGAGGTGAGAAGCAGGTGCTCCAAGTGACGAACGGCTCCAGTGCTAGCGACTACACAAATCCTAATACACTGATTACAGTGGTAACAAATACTATCTACTTTGAAAGGCGACAAATGCTCCTCCTCCGGTTGATCATCTGGTGACAAACTTTCATTGCTTAACAGGTTAACAGGCATAACTAATTCTTCAGGATGCAATTCAATGTCTTTGATAGTAGCTACTTCACCTCTCATCTTATATTTCTCTATCTATACACTTTCTACAAGGTGCTCTCCAGTTTCCTCTAACTAAATACGCGTCCTTTCCTCTTGCAACAAGATCACATTTCTCCTGCAAATCTAATAAGGCCAAGCACTGACAACATCTAAGTTTTAGCTCACACAATGGTTTGTTAGTCAAACTATGCAAATTTACTACTTTTGCTGAACATTGCACATGCCTTTCAAGCTCACACTTGGCGCTTAAGCATAGGCATTTAGCACAACACGCATGAGCTTTCCCAATTCTCCATACTAAGCACAAACATTTAGTATAAAAATCAGCTAAATCTACTAAACTCAAATAACAATTACAAAAGATACATTGCAAATGAAGCTCAAAAAAGTCTATCCCAAAGATGGTGCAATAGCTCTTCAAATCTGTTGGTCTCAAGGTCTCCATCGAAAAAGCTGCAAACTGCTGAGTCGCACACAATTTATAGCAACCGAAGGCGGTTGGCAAAAATTAAACTATGTGATGGTTGTTGACAACAACCATTGTTAACACTCATCCGCCACTCCCGCATTTTGGCGCCAAGAACCTTCAGCGCCACAGGCGAGCTTAACTTAGAACTACATGCAGCGACCGCTCCCGGTTGGCATGTTTTAATGGAAATTATATACCTCCAGCAACCGATAACGGTCGCCAAAAAGCGAATCTAGCCAAAATTTGCAGCTGCAAACCGTTTTCGGTCGCATTAGTCATTTGATAGAAATGCTGCAACTAGGATAACCGAAGACGGTTGCCAGTAACTGTGTACTCACCGATAACGGTTGAAACTTGTTAGAAGTAGTAACGTGTTATGAAGTGAAACACAAATCTGAGGACACTGACCACAGTCGCGACGGAATAAATAGAGACTCAATCGTGACTCAGGTATCAATTTTATTATTGCACAAAGTAGTGGGCTCAGAATGCAGTACAACTTCATACTCAAGGTATTAAAACACAAACAATTACATGCGTGTTTTTCTACGTTTTACAGATTTAGTTCCGCGCTTCACATTAGAAGTCCCTACTGTGTAATCAGTTCGTGGCCGCTTCCTAGAGCTTAATAAACCCATTTGGTACAAAAACTTGCGGCCTAGAGCAGTTTGATCTAATTCACTAGTAAATTTATCTGTTAAATCAACATCCCAAAAAGAAAACTCAGCATAAGGATCCTTCTTTTCTGCTGGTGGCAAATCAGCTGGACACATAGTAGCCAATGAATGTATATATCTGTAAGTGTCCTCCAATCCCTGGGGAGGTGGTGGCACAAATGCTAATTCCCAATCACTGAGAATATTAGGATCCATAGTATTGATATGAGCTAAAACATCAGCATCTAAAGGTACCTTACAAAGCTGCATAACAATTTCAACTTCTAACTCCTCTGTATGCCTTAAATATTTTCTGAACTCGCCGTTGTTATATTTATAACTGGCTCCCATTGGAGAATCACCCGTAAATACTGAAAGCGAAAAGTTTGTATTGTGAGTATTGTCTAGAATGGTAATAAATATATTATTACCCCATGCAATGCCATTGTTTTTGCCCTGAGCTTTGTGCAACCAATAAGGTCTATTAAATATAGTAGCCTCACTGGACACCAAAGATCCACTGGGAACTGGAAAGTAACTTATCTTTCCAAAATTAGTTTCCTGGGCAGAACCTGTGGGTGGGGGAATATAATAAGCGTGTGTGGGCTCATTTGGAATACTGTCACCGTCCACACCATCCTTAACAAACATATGTCTGGCATAAAGCTGTTCCCGTTTTCCATAAAACCAGATCTTATCTCCATAAACATCTTTTGTCATCTGAACAAAATCAGGCCATTTGCAAATTGAATCTATAACTTCTAAAGGAGCATCTGAACGGGAGGCCGAAAACGTATGAAAATTAACTGCCCCCAAACCAATATCACTCATGTCTCCGTCTTGTATGACAGAATGTTCTAGTTTGATTGGAGGACATGAGTTAGCTGGGGGAGCAGGGTTTTGACAAGGCTCAGCCACATCCCAATGTTGCCCAGTTGCTGGGACACAACCTACAATAAGGATCTGGTTTTGTTTGGGATCGAAAGACGCATTTTGCCTGTTGTCAGCAGCAGGAACAACATAAGCAGAGGGGTTTTCAGTATCCGCCAATCTATCCAATAACGGATGACCAGTGGTGCCGACACCTAATGGACCTCCTCTATCTACCTGTAAACCTTGAAGTTTCCAGACTAGCCTTTCTCTTTCTGGATTGTATAATGTAGGATCTATTAATGCAAACTTATTTGGATCAGGAAGATGTAATCGCAAAACCCTGAACTGATTAGCAGACACTTTAGGGACTTCTATCTTATTAGTAGCAGAATTTAAAACATCAAAGTAAGGATGTCCTACAGTTAAGAGTCGCTCTGAATTTGCATGAAAAAAAAGATTCGTAGGGATAATATAGTCATCGGTAGACAAAATCTTAGCCACAGGTTTAGAAGGCGGTAGATAAAGTCTTCCTTTACTGGAGGTCCAAGCAGCCATCTATAAGGTAAAGAAAACAGGATATTTCCGCTTTCGTAACAACAATGAAGGATGAATATCATAATCAAAGTAATTTACATCCAACCCTAAAGAAGGCTGAAAAGGAATTAAAGGTGTATCAAAGTCAATTACAGATGTGTCTACATTAATAGGATGAGACACAAAAAGAGGTTGAGTATAATCATCAACAAACACCTTTACCCCTTCGTTTGGAAGATTTACAGGGATATCTATAGCATCTCCATCTGTTTCTGTACTTGTTAAAATTACATGAGAATTGGAGAAATCCTCTGTTGCAGACTCTAGTAACATGTCATCTGAAAATTGTAAAGAGCTATCAATAGGCATTTCAAA